CTTGGCGGCTTAGGACAAACGACATCCGGGTTCGGGCAAATCATGTCGGGTGATATTGTCGGAGGCGCAATGAGTGCGGTTTCTGGAATTTCCTCTGTAGTGTCCGCGTTGGACGGGATGTTCGGTGCCGATTATTCCCACTATAATGAGATGGTTGAGGAATATAACAAACTCAATGAGATATGGGATGAGCTGATAGACAAGAAACTGGAATATATCGGCATTTCCTACGGTATGGAAGCGGACAAGGTCGGAGAAGAGGCGCTTGGCCTTGTTGAAAAGCAGATTGAGGCATATCGCCTGCTGGGAAAAGAGCGTCTTAATTCCGGTGCATCTGCCGGTTCCCATTCCATTGGCAAGCGGATGGCAAAGAACACCTCGTCAAGCGACTGGCAGGACATTGCCGACGCACTCGACATGTCAGTCAATGCCGCCAAAGAGCTTATCGGGACCGGAAGAATGACCGGACTGTTTGACCTCACTGTTGAGCAATTGGAGAAACTTAAATCCGAAGCTCCTGCCTTCTGGGCGAAGATGGACGGTGACGTGCAAGAATATTTGAACGGCATTATAGATGGAGAGGAAAGGATTGAGGATATTCAGGACCAGATAAAAGAGCAGCTCACCCAAACAACCTTTGACGGTGTGTTCGACAGTTTTGTAGATACTCTCATGGATATGGACAGTTCCGCGAAAGACTTTTCTGACAGTTTCAGCGGATATATGCAGCGTGCCGTGCTTACCACAATGGTAGGCAACAAATTTACCGAGGACCTTCAAACGTGGTACGATGCCTTTGCCCGGGCCAATAAAGACCAGGAAGGCATTACCAAGGAGGAGATGGAGGCCCTTCGGGAGCAGTATGATGCAATCGCCGGTTCCGCACTTGCCGAACGTGACAAGCTTGCGGAAATTTTCGGCTGGACCAAAGAGGATAGCGACAGTAGCACGGATAATTATGAGAACTTCATCGGTAGCATGCAGGATTCTCTTACTTCCCTTGATGTGACAGCCAAGGATGTTTCTGACAATATCTATGATTACTTCCGTCAGGCAATGATAAAGGCTTTGTACGAGAAAGAATACAAGGGCAGGATGGAAGAGTTGTACAAGACTTTTGAAGAACTTTCCAAAGACGGATTGTCCGAGAGTGACATGGTACAGCTCGGTTCTCAGGTTGACCGATACATTGAGCAGATGATGAAAGGTGTTGAGGGTGTGAACAGCATCTTCACAGACAAACTGAAGGACGCCGAAGACCTGCAGTCGTTTGTTGATAACGTCAAGTCTGCCATGTCTTCCATCGAAGCCACCGCCGAAGACATAACAGACAATATCTTCGAGTACATCCGTCAACAAATGGTTGAGAAGATGTTTGCCGATACCTTCCAACCACAGATAGAAGAGTTTTATAAACGGGTTCAGAAAGCCATGTCTGACGGCGATATAACCGATGCTGAACGTAATACACTGAGAAGCGAAGCTGAAAAGTTGGCTAATGACATCGTAGCCGCCAAAGACATTCTTTCTGATACTCTTGGCATTACCGAGAGTAACATGAAGAAGGAACTTGAAGAGGAATTCAAGTCCTTCTCCGATGACATATTGAACTCTCTTACCAATGCCGAGGTAACAGCCGAAGCCGTTGCCAAGAATATCTCCGAATCCATGCGCAAGGAACTTATCGAATCCATGTATATCGAGCAATATGAACCACGTATCAAAGCTATCTGGGAGAAATGGAAGGAATACTCGGAGGATGGACTTGTAACCGATGAAGAACGTGCCAATATCAAGAATGACATTGACGAATTGAGCAAGGAGGTCGCCGATGCTGCCGGGGAAATCAGTGGCGCGTGGAAAGACTCTGGAGAGGAGGTAAGGAAAGCGTTCAACTCTTTCTCCGACAGTATCAAGAGTGTGCTCTATGACGCAGAAGCTACCGCCGAGGACATAGCCGACAATATCTATCAATATATGCGCAATGCCTTGGTGGATTCCATGTTTACTGCCCAGCTCCAGCCTCAGATTCAGGCCTGGTATGACAAATATACCGAATTTATGAAAGACGGTGCCATTGATACGGCCGAGCGCAAGACTCTGGACGAGATGATAGCCGAAATTCAGAAAGCCGGTGTCGACATTGTGGATGCGGCTAACAAGCTTTTCCCCACTCTTGATACGGGAGCCATCAACCGTGCGGAAGAAGCCGCCCAGGAAGCGGAGAACGCCCGTAATGAAGCTGAGCAGGAATGGGAGTCGTTCTCTGATGGTATTCTGAATTCCTTGTACGATATAGAGGCCACAGCGGAGGATATTTCCGATGACATGAGCGAATACATGCGCAAGGCTTTGATTAAGGCCATGTATGTGGAGAACTTCAAACCGCAGATGCAGAAGTGGTACAATGAGTGGAAAAAGGCCATGGGAGATGACGACCTGACTTCCGAAGAAAAGCAGCTCCTCGACTCCATGAAACAGACGATGGTTGACGACATGAAGAAAGAAGTTGATGCCATCAACCAGTTCTTTGGAACCATGTTTTTACAGCAGGCGAGTAGTAAGGGTTTTGAAGCCATGTCACAAGATACCGGCGAAGAACTTAACGGACGTTTTACAGCTTTGCAGGTTGCCGGGGAAGAAATAAAGAACCAGTCCATTCAACAGACCGGTTTACTTTCATCCATCAATGGCAAACTTTCATTGCTCAATCTTAGAAGTGGGGATGTCCCAGCTTTGTTATCTGGAACTCCTAATTTCGCAGATAGAGCCAAAGAGACAATAGCGAGCGGCTATCAGTCGCAGGTACATATTGTTTTCCCGACAGAGGACATAAAGGCATTGACCGATAGAGTCTCCAATATGGAAAGAATCGTAGATGAAATGAGAACATTCCAAGTAGAAGGTAACATGGACCGTAGAGATATACTTGAAAACTCTGTTATTCTTGCCAAGAATAGTCCGCGAATACTCGATAATACAAATGATATCAAGCAGGATATAAAGAATCTATAATAGTTATGGCAGAATTAATAATAAACGGAAGAGAAGCCCTAAAAGAGTGGGGTGTTAGAATGGGAGATAACTTTCTTGATGTACTGGGAGCACCGGTACCTCTGAAAGAGTTTATAGAGAATAAATCACGCTTGGAACATGGGAAACAAGTTCTTATGGATAACCCCAAGCTTGATGAGCGTGAGTTAACTCTTGTTTTTACAGTAGAAGGTGATTCTCCTGCCGATTATCAGGCAAAGAAAACAGCTTTTTATGAAGAACTTTACAAAGGTAAAATTGATATTCAGATTCCTGAGAACAATAGTGATATTTATCATTTGCTGTATTTAGGAAAGAGCGTTTCTTATGCCCAAAGCTTAGACCGGACATTTGGGAAAATATCAGCCAAATTCTGTGAGTATAATCCATCTAACCGTGTTGTAGGCTAGAAATTTACGACATTAAATTCATTGTCGTGTATGGAAGCTCTAATTTTTAGGGCTTCTTTTTTTTATGTCCGACCTTTGTTTACATGATAGATATTAAGGACATACAAGGCAATACCCGCTTTTCAACTGGTATCAATTCCGGTGCAAAAGGCAAGTTCTCTTTAATGAAAGAGGACTATGTCGTACTACCTTTTAATACTCTGTCCCCAGTCGATTTCCAAGTAGGTGATTACGTTGACCTGCGTGGGGTACTCGATGCCTCCATGGGCGGTAAATTGGCAAAAATCTATCAGATTGTAGATATTCCCTATCCGACCTACAAGAACGGAGGCTACTCCTATGAACTTCGTTTTGACGCTTACTATTTCAAGTGGAAAACAAAGATATTCAAGTACACCCCGGAGTACAGAGGACAGGAAGCGTCCTGGTCCCTTACCGCTTCACTGGATGTCCAGATGGGTGTATTCCTTCGCAATTTGAAAGCTCTTGGTTATAAATATGAGGGAAAAGACTTCGTGTTCTCCATTGACGATAGTGTCGAGAACTCCTCCAAATTGATGACCTATGACAATACCAACCTCATTGATGCTATGTTCAGCATGGCTGATAACTGGGGTTGTGATTGTTGGGTAACGGACCATGTCATCAACTTCGGACGCTGTGAGTTCTCCGACGCTGTTAAGATTGAACTTGGCAAGGAAGCCAAGGACATGAGCCGGAGTGACAGCAAGGGTACTTATGCCACAAGAATCTATGCGTTCGGTTCAACAAGAAACATCCCTACCAACTATCGCCCGGTAGACCGGACCACTGTTGTCAACGGTATCGTCCAGAAGCGCCTTATGCTTCCGGCAGGCACTCCATACGTGGATGCCCACGAGGGCTTGACCGATTTGGAAGCCATTGAAGCCGTTGTTGTATTCGACGACGTCTATCCCAAACGGGTGGGTGAAATCACCGGTGTAAGCTCTTATGAGAGCGAGGTAGATAATGAAGATGGTACAAAGACAAAAGCTACCTTCTACCGGTTCAAGGATTCAGGCATCAACTTCTCGAAGGAATACATCCTTGAAGGACATGAACTCAAAATCAGGTTCGAATCCGGCAAGCTCAACGGCATGGAGTTCGGTGCTGCCTTTAACCCTCTTGGTCTGACTGAGAAGAACGACGACGGCACATGGAATCCTGACGCCCAGCTTTGGGAGATTATCCGTAACGAGGACTACGGTAGACCCCTGCCGGATGAAGTGTTGTTTCCCGAAAAAGGTGACAGATATGTGCTGTCCGGCTGGAATGTCGGGAAGATAACTGAACTTGGGTTGGTGGCTGCTGCCGAAGAGGAACTGCTTGCCACTGCAAAGAAGTACGTGGCAAAGACCTGCATCGACGACGGCACCTATACGGCTACGCTCAACTCCATCTGGGTACACAAAGACCAAATAAATCACAGCTTTGACATAGGACAGCGCATCAACCTTGTCAATCCTGCCTACTTCAAGGACGGGCGCTTGTCCCGTGTCATCGGCTTTGAAATCAACCTCGACAAGCCTTACGATTCCCCGCAGTATACGATTGGCGAAAGCACCGCCTATTCCCGCCTTTCCGATATTGAAACGCAAGTCGAAGAGTTGACTTTTAAGGGACAGACCTTCACCGGTTCGGGAGGAAGCAACATCTATGTCATCAAGACCAACGACGCTACGGCCGCAAGCAACTTCAATGTATTCTCTGCTTTACGTACCCTAAGAATGTTCTTGAGAAAGGATGCAAGCGACGTAGCGGAGGAGGTTATCACATTCTTAAAAGGCCTTTTGATTGGCAAGAATGGCAGTGGTATTACCGTCCGTGAAGACGGTACTTCCCAAGCTGTCGTTGACCGTCTGTATGTGAAGATAAAGGCCGTCTTTGAAGAACTGCAGGTTAAGAAAGCCACCCATGTAGGCGGTGAACAGACAATCACCCATGCCGGTATGAAGTGCATCCGCGTGGAGGAACTGGAAGATGCCTACCGCTGCTATTTCCTTGCCGAGCAGGAAGGTGAAGCGATAGCAAACGAATTTAGTGTAGGCTCGCTGGCGCAAGCAAAGGAGTGCAACATCGTCGAAGGGACTACCCTGAACGCCTCCAACCGCTACTATTGGCGTGAGGTCATGGCTGTGGGACGTGACTATATTGACTTATCCAAGGCCATCTGTGATGAAGGTAGTGATATCCCCCAAGCAGGTGACGATATTATAGGATTGGGCCACCGTACAGATGTAGACCTTCAAAGCGCAATCGTGCTATCGTCTACCAACGAGACATCCCCGTCTATAATTTTCTACACCGGCATTGACGACTTCAACCTAACGGGGAAAGATGTAATCTCCTTCGGTGTTGACAAATCCACCGGGCATGCCTACATGAAAGTGTACGGTACTTCCTATATCGGCGCCCGTGATGAGAGCACTTACATCAAGTACACACCGGAAGGTGGCGTAGAAATCAAGGGGCGATTCCTTACTATGGCCGGTGAGGACATCCTGACAATGTTCACTGTCATTGAAGGACTTATCAAGTCTGAAATCTCATCCGTGCGTGATGAAATCAATGCCCTGAACAATTACCTTAACAATGCGTCTTTTGCCGCTGATATGCAGTACTGGACCGGTAGCAGCAACATACGCATCTTCCGAGTTGACGGCCGGCTGCTGTATTTCAACAGTAACTTCTATGCGAACAAGGAATCTTTCGCTAATATAGTAAGCGAACGCGCAAAGAATGTGCTGCGCCTTAAGAACAGCTATATCGAGCAGGTCAATTCAGACTTTTACCGCCATCCGGATTTCGAGACCTTCGACGGGCTCAAGCGCCCCCGGCAGTTCACTATCTCTTTCAAGTATCTTGTGAAACGTCCCGGCACTCTTGCCTTCCATTTCAAGGACGAGAAGGAAGAAGGCTTCGAGGAATACACCCCGATTTCCTTTTCTAAGGACCTATATCCCGGTACCGAATTCAAACAGATGGAGATAACTGGCAAGTGGAACGGTACCGGTAATTTCTATATGTCTTTTACCGGTGACATGTACTTGTATGCACTGACACTAACCGATGATGCTCTTGCCGACCTGCGCGAGGAGTTCAACATGCGTTTCGAACTCACAGACAAGAAGATTCAGGCGAACCTTGATGAAATCAGAAATACGGCTGACAACTTTGAATATTATCACAGTGAATTCCTGCTGACTGCGCGTAATCTTGAAGTGAAGTTCACAGAAGACCTGCAGGATGCTGAGAGCCGCATAACGCAAGAATACGCCTCCGCTATCAACTTGTCCGCCCGTGGCCTGAAAGCAGAATTCACGTCCGGTCTTGCAGACCTTGAGACGGGAATCACCGAAGCATATAAGTCTGCCATCGGCATATCGGCCCGCGAGCTTCGTACAGACTTCAGTGCGTCCGTCTCTGACCTGGATGGCAGGATGTCCGCCCATGCAGGCGGCTTCCATGTGACGGCCGAGAAGATAGAAAGCATGGTGAGTGCCACAAACAGCCTGAAGGGTACCGTGGAACAGCATACCTCAGCCATTAGCCAGACGGCTAGCCGTATAGACCAGTTCGTGCAGAAGATAACCTTCGATTCCAAAGGTAACATTACCAATATCGACAAAGCCGGTTTAGTGACGGAGAGCAATATCGCCACCATGTTTGCGGAAAAGGTCGACCCCAACGGTGATATCGTCAGGCGTGCTCAAATCAGCGCGTTCATCACCGAAGGCGAAGCGGGCAGGCTGATATCCAATGCTACAATCGAGGCTGACCGGATAAACTTTACGGGAAAGACCATCATCAACGGCAGTTTCGTGGTCGATACAAACGGGCGTGTGACGATGAACGACATCACGGCAAACAACCTGACTCTAAAGGGCAGCATAACGGGCACGGATGCTACGCTGAACGGCATTACAGCTAATAATCTGACATTAAAAGGCAATATCTCAGGTATTGACGCCATCCTGAACGACATTACTGCCAATAACCTTACGTTGAAGGGCAACATTACCGGGGCGGGGGCTACACTGAATGATATCACCGCCAATAATCTTACCTTGAAAGGGAGTATAACGGGCAGGGATGCTGTCTTGAACGATATCACCGCGAATAACCTTACCCTGAAAGGTACCATATCCGGTGCCAATGCCACGCTTAACGATATCACAGCCAATAATCTTACGTTGAAAGGAAATATTTCCGGTGCCAACGCCATATTGAACGGCATCACCGTAAACGGAAAGATAAACGCCTCCAGCGGCCGGATAGGTGACTATCTGTATCTGCATGGTAACGGTATATCCACCAACTCGAGAGCGTTCGTGACCGACCTTACAGATAGCACTACGCAGTTCGAACTCAGCAAGAGCTACTATCTGCATGCGATAGCGTCGGACGGAGGAGCCAATAGCATCCTGATAAGGCCCTACCAGACTATGGAAGCGGGCACAGTCAAAGGGGTGGTAACCATCTCTGCAACCATTCCGGGGCGCAATAGGGCCATACACGTATCTTCCGGCGAGAGCTATTTCGGTGGTGATGTGATAGTGGGGAAGATGTATGCTCCGTCCTCCGGGACTCTGGAAATTGCCGGGCCGCTGAAGACGCAAGGTGTATACCGGAATACTGACGTGATACTCTCTTCGGTTACAAGGTACAGCATTAAGGCGACCGACCACACACTGCTTTTTTACGGCAACTGTACTATATCCCTTCCGTCCTCTTCTGACGGGCATGAGATATGGATAATGCCGAACGGGAATACCATCAGTTTTCCTTCCGGTACGTTCGCGAACTCTTCCAGGACGAATATCAACGGGCGTGAATGGCATGTGATAAAACGGGTTTTGGGGAATTGGTATCTGTCATGGATGAGTATATAGAATAATTAAAATAGAAAGTATGAAAATCAACTTTAAGAAAATCGAGGCCCAGACCTCATTCGAAGGCGCCAAGCAGACCTTCGACGTAGCCGAAACGGTCGGCAATGAAATGATGTACAACGGAAGTATCCTTCTGGATATAGGCTTTGAAGACTTGGCACGGGAAATCTACTACTCGAAAGATGCGGTGGAAATCCCGGAACAGTATTGCAAGGCTCTTGAACTTGTGGTGAAGAACTCACGGCTCATAGCTGCCGTGAAACGTGCGGTAATTAACCAACTGAACGTCATCCAGCCATCTTAAATCAATTCTGAAAATTATGGTATTGGAATCAAATCAGTTCAACCAGCTTGTAGAGGAGGTGAAGAAAGCCCTTCTTGTCGGCTCCCAAGGTGTGGGCGATGTGGAGATTGTCGATTCGCTGGCCGATATCGTGAGCCTGCCCGCCCTCCGTCTTGCCGGTATGGAAGAATCGGTGGTCGAGGCACCGCTTGAGTTGCTGTCTGCCCCTGCTGAGGAAGCTGCTGAGGAAGTGCGCAAAGCCGAAGCGGAGCGTGTCATAGTGGAGAACGCACGCAAGGAAGCTGAGAAATCCCGTGAAACGGCTGAGACAAAGCGTGCTTCATCTGAAAGTACCCGCGCATCTGCTGAAACTACGCGTATCAATGCCGAAAAGGAACGTGTGACAGCCGAAGGTCTCAGGAAAACGGCAGAGACAGAGCGAGGCAAAGCTGAAGCGGTCCGACAGACGTCTGAGACCGGACGGGCAACTGCCGAAACCGGCCGTGTTACTGCCGAAGGTAAACGTGTCAGCGCCGAGGAGGAACGTAAAAATGCTGAGACAGTGCGGGCCAACGCAGAGTCAACCCGACAGACAGCCGAAACGGGTCGTGTCAATGCTGAAACCGGTCGTGCTACAGCAGAAGGTAAGCGCGTTACTGCTGAGAATGCCCGAAGCACTGCTGAGGATACACGTAATAGTGCGGAAACTAACCGCCAAACAGCCGAAACCGGACGCGTAAATGCTGAAAGTGGCCGTGTAAATGCTGAAAGTACCCGTGTCACTGAATTTGCTGCCCTCAAGCAGGAATCGGAGACGGCTACTGCGAATGCTACTGATACGGCAGAACATCCTACCTACATCGGTGCAGACCACTATGTATACCAATGGGATAAGAGCGCTAAAGAATACGTTAAGACGGATATCTATGTGAAAGGCAAGCCGGGAGATACATTCACCCTTCTTGGACGTTACGATACGCTTGATGCCTTAAAGACTGCTGTACCTGACGGGTCAAACATCACTGGTTTCTATTCCGTTGGAACTGCATTGCCTTATACATATTATGCCTGGTATAACGGTGATTGGCAAAGTCAAGGACAATTACAAGGTCCAAAGGGCGATAAAGGCGAGAAGGGGGATACGGGAGCGCAAGGTCCTCAAGGCGTACAAGGTCCACAGGGCATGAAAGGTGATACCGGTGCCACAGGACCGCAAGGAGTAAAAGGTGATACTGGTGCTACCGGTCCTGCTGGTGCAAAAGGCGCCACTGGTGCACAAGGAATACAAGGTCCAAAGGGCGATAAAGGAGACAAAGGTGATACGGGTGCAAAAGGCGCTACCGGTGCTACTGGTGCCACGGGTGCAGCAGGTGCAAGTGCCAGTATTACCGGTGCTACTGCTACGGTTGACGCCAACATCGGTACGCCCTCCGTGACCGTTTCTCTCGGTGGTACCGCATTGGCCAGAACCTTTTCCTTTGCTTTCAAGAACCTGAAGGGTGCTACCGGAGCTACTGGACCTAAAGGGGCGACTGGTGCGCAAGGACCACAAGGGCCGCAAGGTGTCGGTGACCCGACAGTCACCGGTGCGAATACGGTCACGACACTGGCCTCCCTGCCAATTTCCAAGAGAAGTATCACTGCAAGGTTGGGTTCTGCCACGAACATCAGCCTTGCTTCCGGAATGTCAGTGGGCAATGACTTGTATATCCGCTGCGTCGCATCGGCGGCATTCACACAGCCGATACCCAATACCGGCGCGTTCACTTCGATGTCCGGTACTTCAATCAGTGTTTCCGCTGGAGATATCTTTGAGATTAGTATCTGGTGCTATGCCGCTGGCGCCTATTCAATATCCGTAAAAACAAGGGACTAAGGTTTATGAGTGTATTAAAAAGACGAAGCAATAATATAAAGGACGGTCAGTATGTGATTGCATTCTCCGACAGTAGAGCCTTAATAGATATTTCCAAGGATTGTGGAATGACATGGACCAGAAGACAACCTTCCGACCTTCCTAATGTAAACGAATACTTTTTCAGCAACGATAGAACGAGGATTGCCATGTCCGGAGACGGCAGGCATATCTATTGCTCGTGCTATATGGCAAATGTGGGATTATTGCGTTCTACGGATTTTCTGGAGACGGCAGAACCTTTCAAGCCTGATAATTGCTATTCCGTATACTCGATAGCCTGCAACGGCAGGGGGAATCTGGTCGCTGTTGTGTGTCAGAATAGCAATAACAAATATGATTTGATGCTTTCCGGGGATTATGGGAAGACATGGCGGGTCTCCAATGGATTAAAAGACAATACCGTGCCTCTCATGGGGGTGGAAATGTCCCATTCCGGCAGATACGTAGTGGCATATGCGTCAAATTCTCCCTATTATACTACCCATGAGCTGTTTATATCTTCCGATTATGGAGAAACTTTCAGCAGTGAAATATTCAGGGGGCCTATCACAAAGATTGCCATTTCCGGTGACGGCAAATACATGTTGTGTTGCTGCAACAGGGAGAGTTCATCAAAGTTATACTATGCCTATTATTCCGGGGATTATGGGAAGACGTGGACTAAAATTACCGATTCGAGTTTCTCTGCCCGTACATTGGCCATATCCTATGACGGGAAATATATGGTTATAGAGGGAGGGTACTCTTATTCCGGTGCACGTATATCCGCCGATTACGGAAAAACCTGGGCATTGAAGCATTCCGTTATTGGCAATAGCTTTGCTTTGGGGCTTTCGTCTGACGGAAAGTATGCGATAGCACAGGAAAGTTCTTCTCCGTATCGTATGTTCAAATCTTCGGATTATCTGGGCTCATTTACTGAAATAAATACGGCACCGCTTACATCAGGTATTAGAGCGAATTACCGATTTATCATAATGAATAAAAATAGGCTTTAACAATAATGCAATATATACATATTTATTCAGAGGAGAAAGTTGTCCGTCTTGATTTTGAACTGGACGGAAACTATGAAGTGGGTACAACCTATGAGGATTACCTGAATGGAGCCTGGGTACCGTTGAATGTGGAACAAAAAACATTTTATGAAACCCATCCGGCAGCGTCTGCAAAGGAAATTCTTGAATGTGAATTAATCCCTCCCTATGAGCCGACTTTGGAGGGTGTGAAGAGCGCGAAGGTCAATGAAATTGCTGTTTACGACGGGTCCGATGCCGTGAATTCCTTTACGCTTGGCGGCAAGCGGATGTGGCTTGACAAGGATACGCGGGTAGGACTGGCAAACTCAATCACTATCGAGCAGGCTGCGGGCAAGGAGACAACCGTGCTGTGGTATGATACCGTGAAGTATGTAATCCCCATTCCTCTTGCCTTGCAGATGCTGGCCGCACTGGAACTGTATGCCCTGGAATGCTATAATGCCACGCAGGAACATCTGGCCGCGGTTATGGGACTTGCTACGAAAGAGGAGGTCGGAGCGTATGATTACACTTCCGGTTATCCTGAAAAATTAGTGTTCAACCTTTAAATTGATGGCTTATGATTTACTTATATTTTATGTCGCTGTTTTTGCTCACTATGTACATAATGTATGCGGTGAGAGTGTGCGGAGTGCCTTGGAGCTTGTCTGATACCTACTATCAGTTGAAGAAGCGGAATCGTCCGGCATGGCTGTTCCAGATAGCTATGATTGTTCCTGCCATGCTGCTTATGCCGGTGTGGATTGAATGCTCATCGGAGAACCTGCAATGTTTGGCATTTCTTGCTTGCGGTGGGCTGATGTTCGTCGGGACAGCCCCGCTGTTCAAGGAGGAATTTCAGAGCAAAGTACATTATGCAGGGACAGTAATAGCCGGATTAGCTACAATTCTTTGGGTTTGTCTCTCCGGTATGTGGTACTTGCCTGCGGTTGCTTTCCCGATAGCCGTTGTTATCATGTTGAGATACCGGAAATGGCTGTTCTGGGCGGAGATGGCAGCGTTTGCTTGTGCTTATGTGGGGGTGCTTATAATTTGTATCGATTGTTAAACCGGGAGAAATGGAAATGAATGATTGGATTATGTTGGTGACCGCACTCGGTGGCATCGAGGGCATCAAGCAGCTTGTTAAGTGGTGGATGTCGCGCAAGACCAATGCGCGTATTGAGGATGCCCATGCGGATGTTGAGGAGTTCAAGGCTTTACGGGAGTACAACGAGTTCCTGCAGAAGCAGCTTTCGGAGAAGGAACAGCGGTTTGTGGAGCAGACTGACCGGCTCCGTAAGGTGCAGGATGAATTGTTTACACTGAAGGAGACTAATTCTGACCTGAAACTGGAACTGGCGCTTAAACGGTGTGAGAGGAAGAAATGCGGTGACAGAGAACCGCAAAACGGCTACTGATTCGCGGAAAGGAAGGTGTTTCACAACGACTCCCTTTCCCTTAATACTACACAACTTAAAGTTTAAACAAAGGCGTTTGCAAATATATTGTATTTTTATGTAAAACCAAAAATCAAGGAGGAAAATAAGAATGGTGAATGTGTATAAATTAGCGCCGTGGATTCTCAAATGGGAAGGCGGTTTCGTGAATGACCCGGCAGACCTTGGAGGTGCTACGAATATGGGTGTGACTATCGGTACGTGGAAGTCATGCGGCTATGACAAGGACGGTGACGGTGATATAGACGTGGATGACTTGCATCTGCTTACCCGTGAGGATGTCGTTAACCGGGTGCTCAAGCCACATTATTGGGACAGATGGAAAGCTGACGAGATTAAATCGCAATCAGTTGCTAATATATTGGTTGATTGGGTGTGGGCATCCGGTGCACACGGAATAAAGATACCTCAACGCTTGCTTGGTGTTACTGTGGATGGAATAGTAGGTCCTAAGACACTCGCTGCGGTGAATGCCAGGAACCCGCGTGAGTTGTTCGACATGATTAAGATTGCACGGTTCGATTTCATCGAGGATATATGCCGCTCTCGTCCGGCGAACAATAAATTCAAACGGGGGTGGATGAATCGGATTAACGATTTAAGGTTTGAGGAATGAAAAAGTTACTGTGGATATTGGTTGTATTGCTGGCAATTGCTTGTGTGGCGGCTTGGTTTCGTCCGCACGAGCCTTTGTCGGCAGAAATACGTACCGAGACGAAGATAAAGACGGTTGTCAAGGTAGATACGATGCTTATCTCTGCACCGATGGCTGTGTTCTGGCGTTTCGTGCCGGATGATACGACACGGATAGGTGATACCTTGCTTCATCGTAAGCAAGTGGTATATAGAGACAGCTCGTATCAGGCTGTGGTGAGCGGATATGTAGACCCTCGGCTGGATAGTTTACAGATATTTCCTAAGACGGTGTATCAGACGGTGACGAATGATATATACCATCCAGTCGCCATCAAGTCGAAGAAGAAGCGGTGGGGCTTTGGTTTGCAGGCTGGGTATGGCTATCCGAGTGGAATGTATGTAGGTGTAGGGGTAAGCTGCAACTTATTCATGTGGTAATTGGAATGTGGGAAAAACAAAAACAGAATGTTCTGTTAAGATATTTTTTGGTGAATCTTTGTTTTCTGCACTAAAATACGTATTTTAGTGCCGCCAAATAAATATATCTTAAAAATGAATCCCTTTTCATTGTGTAATCCGTAAAATCGGATTAAGGTTGTAGATAAACCTTTTGGCACGCAGTGATAAGGGATTCGCCATTTCTAATAAGTATGAAAACAACAATAGAAGCTTACACTATTACTGTAAGAAGAAAAAGAGAAAAGGACCCTTTGTTATTTTCTGATTCTCCTGATATTTATGATTTAATGGCTCATGACAATGTTAGTTTCATTAAATATATAGATAAGAATATTACAGGAGATCTTCCTGCGGAAAAAATGACAGTAAGAATTCCTCCTAAAGACCATAGTCATAATGATAAAAAGAGATATCTATGTGGCATTATTGAGACTGGATACTATGGGAAAGAGTATGAGGCAGTAGACAAAGATGACCCAAAAGATGAAACGAAAAAGATTCTTTTAGGTAAAAGCAAAGCAATACTTAAGCCTTTTTTTTATTATATTCAGATTCCGCGAAAGGGCAATAAGGCTTTGTTAATATTGGAACGTGTAGATAATAATGGTATCTATCCTTTACTTCGAAGTATTTTAATTTCATTTTTTAATTATCATTTTCAGGTTGAAGATTTATATATAATTGATAGGAATGCTGTCGTATTGACATCGTATTTAAAAAAGTTGAAAGAGGGTAGGTATAACTCTTTATCCTTATCTGCCAATTCTATACATACAGACGCTGCTGAACGATATTTTGGAGGATTAAATTCTGAAGATTTTACGATAGAATTGACGATGAAGTTTAAGAATGGTATGGGGGAAATAAAAGAAAAAAAGTTAAGGAAATGATTAATTCAGGAAAATTTCTTTTTGATTCTCCAGATTTAAATGCTATATTTGGAATAATCTCATAATCCGCTAAGAATAAAAAGTTTATGCGGAAAGTTCAAGAACGAGGTAATGAGTTGGCAACTGTTCTGATTTCTACATACTTGCGTGATTTGCATTGATGTACAACTCATCTTGGAACAAAGGTACAACTTTTTTATGAACGAGCAAAAGGACGGTGTATTTTTCATTGTTGCAGGATAAAATTTGATTTGGTCTATCATCAATCTGCGATATTATGAGTTTCCCGATTCTGTCATTCGCCCCTTTCCTTTGCTCGTCTGCGAAGGTAGTACATCAGCCCTTGAAAGTTGAAAGGTCAGGCGGCAAGCCGTTTCGGTTTGAATCTTCCTCCTGCGGAGAGTATTCAGCCCAAAAACCTTTCCCCTTTCAATGTCTGTACTCAGAAATGCAGACGGCAACGGAAATGAACGACTGACGAAAATGTAGATAAAGATAAACAGACAGCATACAAACGGGTTCTTACATTGATAACCCATTTGTATGCTGTTCTTGTTTCTATCCATAGGGGCACTATTATTTTGCAATAGATGAATAAAAGGGCAAGCGGTAAATTTCGCTCCCTCCAAAAATATAGGAGTGATTATCCGCTGCCACTCATCAGGTGCGTGCCGTTATACTCCCGTTTCAAGGCTTGTTCAATTTCACTACGTTTATACAGAACTTTGCCACCGAGTACATAGTAAGGCAATGTGCCATTGCTTCGGTATTCGCTCAATGTTCTTCGACTGACTTTAAGCATATATGCCACCTCCTTGTCGCATAGGTACTCATCATCGTTTTGTAAGGCTGTCCCGTCTTTGGGCATACTATCGAGAATTTCCGATAGTTGGTCGATACTCTCGTGAATGGACTGCATCCACGCATCATCTTTGGTTCTCATCTCTTGATACATAGTTCAAATGGTTTTATTGTTATACATTGATTAGATTTCTCGTCCTTTCCACTTGGCTTCTTTTCGTCTGTCCTCTACCTTTGTTATAATGCTCTCTACATCTTCGGGCAGGTAGTAGGTGCGGTTGCCGATTTTGGTGTAGGCAAGCGTACCATTATCTCTCAAGGTCTGCAATGCACGCTTGCTTATCTTCAGTCGCTGACAAACATCCTGATGGTCGAGCCAATTGTTTGTCTTTTTCTTCCCGCTCTTTACAATGGGTGAGTTTGATACTCGCAGAATGAACTGCTCAATCTTCGTGGCAAATTCTTCGAATGCCTTTCGCTCAAAAATGATTAATTCCATACGCTTTATTTTTATTTATTACACTTGTTTTCCTGTTCGCACTGCTAAATAAGAAAGAGATTTTCATACTTCAATGGCACTAACAATAGGTGTCATTCCTTGTCATATCGTTTCATCACAGACACGATAATCAGCCATTGAAATAGGCTCTTTTCTCATATGCAATTTCGTTTTGTAGGTGCGAAGTAATAGATAAGTTATCACACCTCAATCATACGATAAGCCTGTTGCAGTATGTGGCACAGTTCGTGGCACTTTTTGATGTATATGATGATACATTCATAAGCATACATCACATTGTAACCAATATGATATAAGAATATCCCCAAGCGATTATCCGTCTCTGATCTTGTCCATAGCATTGTCGTTTGTCAGACCGATGCCTATCCGTCTGTCAAACTTCTGCTCCGAACAGCCGAAACGGATAGTCGCAGATTCTATGATAGCAGTATAGCGGATAGACCAACTCCCGATGTTTCGGCAGTCCGTCTATCCGCTATTGTATTTAAGTCCTTAATTCCTTCAATTAAGCATTTTGCCCCAATTCATAATTACCCGTTCAACTTGGGAAGAATTATGCAGTCGGCACCGCTTACGAATCACGCAGAAATGCAATACAATTCATAATTGCCTACATAGACCTAATTAGTTGTGGCAGAATTGTATGCACATTTTCTTTGCAACAGATAATCGGTCATAATTGTGCACAAAGACCATAGTATTAACTTTCAAAACGTTCAAAAAAAATGAAGAAAAAACAGACTTTAAGTAAAACAGAGTTGCAGGAAATGACAGGTTTGGATTTTTCCGAGCAGAACTCACAAGTAGAAGAGAGTCGAAAGAAGAGTATTGATGCCGCATTGGAGGATTTCTCTATTGAGAACATCAAGCCACTTCCTCTACCATCAGTAGCGGAGCAAGCACAAACGGAAGCAGTGCCTTCCGTTACAGAGGAAACTGATGAAGTTCTTCCTACCAATGTAGTAGAGCAACAGCCATCGGCTCCGACCATCCAACGCAGAGTGAGCAGCAAGCAACGCAAGCTCTCGTTGGAGGAGTATCGTAACACCTTTATGCGTCCTTACAAGATTGAAGACCGAAAGCCCGTATTCATCAGTGGCAAGTTGCGAAAGACGCTCGATAAGTTCGCCTGCAAAATCGGTGAGGATAGAATGAGTATGTCGGGACTGTTGGAGAACATCGTCCGTCATCACATCGAACTCTATTCAGAAGATTTCGAGCATTGGAAAGGGATGTAATGCCTCAATGCCTACCTTACCGCCCAACGGCAGTTCGGACGGACTGCATTACGGCAACTAAATCAGAAAAAGCACTCCCAGCAATCGAAAACCGTCAATGACGGTGGAAGCAGCAAGACCTCAGTCTTGGGGTGTAGCGAGGTTATCTTTCGGGATGCCGAAAAATGTCGGCGGGGACGCCATTGCACCCGAAAAACCTCGCTCCACTCCCGAGTGGAGGCAATCTGCTCCCGATGGTCGCAGATTGTGAAAAAACGAATTGAAAAATCAATAACCAAGTAAAAATCGCAATGATGAATAATAAGAAAATAACGAAACCCAAGCCCAGAGGCAGACCACAGGTAAGCACTCTGAAACGACTTACAAAATCGGTAACGGTGAAGTTCTCAAAGCCCGACTATGAGAAGCTACGCCACCGAAGCAAGAACGCCAATCGCACGCTTGCCGAGTACATTCGAGATGCTGCTTTTGAAGCACGCATAGTTGCCAAACATTCGGCTGAGGATGCAGCCGTAATCCGTAACCTTACGGGTATGGCAAATAATCTCAATCAGCTAACAAAGCTATCGCATCAGATGGGATTCTATCGCGCAAAGAATATAGTGATGGAACTGCTTGCCAAGTTGAAGGAGGTATTAAGCGACTACAAAGCCGAAGAAAGGAGGTGCAGATGATAGGCAAAATCAAGAAGGGAAAATCCTTTGGTGGATGCATTCGCTATGTGATGGGAAAAGACAATGCCGAAATCATTGCATCTGACGGCGTTTTGCACGGAAGCAATAGAGAAATGATTGATAGTTTCAACTGTCAATGTCTCTTAAATCCGAAAATTAAGCAACCGTTAGGACATATTGCACTCAGCTTTAAGAGAGAAGATGCACCACTATTAACGGATGAATTTATGACCAAAATCGCATTGGAGTATATGGAATTGATGGGTATTAAGAATACTCAATTCATCTTGGTAAGGCATCATAACACCGATAATCCGCATTGTCATTTGGTTTATAATCGCATAAACTATGATGGTAAGGTAATCTCTTCGCAGAACGATTTTAAGCGAAATGAGATTGCAACGAAGAAACTAAAAGACAAATACGGATTGACCTACGCAGAGGATAAGAGCAAGACCAATGTGAAGAAACTCCACGATCCTGAACGGGTGAAGTATGAGATTCATAATGCTGTTAAGGCTGCATTGAAACGGAGTCGGACATGGTGGGACTTAGGCAACCAACTGCAAAAGCAAGGCATAGGTATGACCTTTAAGATTAACCGAAGAACGGGTAAGAATGAGGGGTTGAGTTTCACCAAAGACGGTTACACTTTCAAGGCTTCCGATGTGAGCAGACAGTTCAGTTATTCAAAACTTAACGAGCAATTAAGTTGGGATATGCCGAAAACGCAGACAGAGATTGAACCTAAACAGCAACCGACAAGGCAAGAAACAGAGCAAAATTATAGTGTTACTGATAGCCTTATTGAGTGCAATGGATTGGGCTTGCTAAATGTTCCAGATGCTCCACCAGAGGAAGAGCAACCACCTTCTTGGCAGAAACAAAAGAAGAAGGAGCGAAAGAAGAATCAAGGAATAAGATTCTAAGCAAACAAATTTTTCACACTTAAAACAAATTGATATGAGTAATAAAAACTTTAACCACAACGACAATGAGTCGTTTATGGAAGGCATCTACGGATGCTTGGAGAGAATCGAAACCGCAGTAATTGAATTGCAAAAGTTTCAACCGAATGAGGGTAATTCGGCTGTTCCTAATGTGGACAACACGGCATTAGTTCAAGAAATTAAGGCTCTTGTTGAGAATGCTACAGGTGCTAATTGTAAGTACACAGAACGCAAGATTCAAGAACTTACAAAGACTTTGAGTGAAAACCTCGGTGTTGTCAATGATAATGTAAAGGGTGTTTCAGGTAAGAATAAGCCCGATTTTGTAGCCATTCAGAACGAGTTTGAAAACCTTAAAAAGTTGACAGCGTCACTTATACCGATGATTGAGGAGTCCAAAGTACTTCATAGAGAGAATGACTATAACATCAATCTGAACTTCAATTCCAAACTTGATTGGTTTGTGATTACACTCAATACTATTTTCATCGCATTCTTAGCGTCTGCATATTACTTTGAGTCGCAGCGGAACAAGGATGAAGAGGATGATTCTCTCAAATACCGCTACATCAAGATGAAAGGCGATGCTTCGGCTGAGCAGATAGCTACATTGGAGGACATCTTTGAACTCAACCGCAATGCCGAAGCAATTGAGCAGATGCGTGAGGATGTAGAAACCTATGAAGAGGCCGTTCGTAAACAAGCCGCCCTTGCCGAGCAAGCACGTTTGAAAGAGCAGGCAGCAAGGGAACAGGAGAGCAAAGCCAAATCCATTAAGAACAAGCAGGATAATAGTAAGGTTAAACAAAATAAATCAAAACCCTGATTGTAATATGGCAACAGTAAAGATTAAGTTCCGACCATCAACGGTTGATGGCGGACAAGGCTCAATTTTCTATCAAGTAATCCATAATCGTGTAGCCCGTCAGCAAAAGACGGGCTACCGTCTCTACGGCTATGAGTGGAACAACCACTCTTCGGAGGTGGTCTTACCAAAGTTCAACGAGAGCAGAAAACGCTACTTATCGGAGATTGGCGACAAAATCCGAATCGATGTCAAGCATTTCCAGAAGGTCATCACAGATTTTGAGCATAGCGGTTGTGATTATACCGCAAATGATGTGATAGCAGAATTTTCATCGAATAACCCCGAAAATTTTCTCTTCCCATTTATGGAGGGCGTTATTTCAAATCTGAAAACATTGGGTAAGATACGCACATCGGAGACATACGCTGCGACCCTATGCAGTTTCAGACGCTTCCGAGAGGACAAGGATGTACCATTGGATGATATGGATTCAGATATGATGATGGCATACGAGGCATATTTGAAGAATAACGGAGTGAGTCCAAACTCTTCATCATTCTATATGCGAAATCTCAGAGCAGTATATAATCGTGCCGTAGAGAAGGGACTTACCTCACAACGCTTTCCATTCAAGCACGTTTATACGGGAGTGGATAAGACCGTCAAGCGAGCCGTACCTCTGAAAGTCATCAAGCGAATTAAGGAGATGGACTTCTCTATGAATCCGACCTTTGATTTCGCCAGAGATATGTTCCTCATAAATTTCTATACTCGTGGTATGTCATTCGTGGATATGGCATACCTGCGAAAAAAGGATTTGCAGAATGGCGTGCTTTCCTATCGCAGACGCAAGACGGGGCAGCAACTGTTCATCAAGTGGGAGAAATGTATGCAGGAGATTGTGGATAAGTACGATACTTCGCAATCCAATTACCTTTTGCCTATCATCAAGCCTTTCGGCGATATTGACGAACGCAAGCAATATATCTATGCAGCCCATAATATCAACCGTTGCCTGAAAATCATCGGTAAAGAGTTGGGATTATCCGTTTCACTAACCTTGTATGTTGCTCGTCACGCTTGGGCGAGCATCGCCAAAAGCAAAAATGTACCACTCTCGGTAATCAGTGAGGGTATGGGACACGACTCTGAAGCCACCACACGCATATACCTTGCATCATTGGACACCGTAGCCATCGACAAGGCGAACAGTATGATATTGAAATCTCTATGAGTGAAGGATTGTTGAGCGAATGAAAGGTCTCTTTGGAAGAGAGAACTTATCTCTTTGGAAGAGAAATGATTACCGATGCAAAATTACACATTTTTCGGCAAATAGCACCAATTTACACTAAAAAATGTTATGCTCGATTCAGATTTTGTTTAGTGGCAATGTGGATTGTTGAGCAAATTATGTCGTGACTGTTCAAATAACCTACTCGTAATCAATAGCAGTATGTCGCATAAATCACTCTTCCAAAGAGAAGTGACCTATTATTCTGATTTATGCGCATTAAGAAATATTGTATAACACTGATTCTCTTGCTGTTTGGTGTAGGTATTGCGCATTCGCAAGAGAGACACACGGAA